AGTAAATTTTTAATCCTGAGTAAGATTACAAACTGCTTAATAAATAAGTAATCAAAACCTAGAAGGTGCTCTAAGAGCCCCGTATTTCCTGGAAATTTTGTCTGGTTTAGGTTTTAAGAAAGTTTTTTGAAAAAACCCAATTAAATTTGGAGGCTCGGCTGCATCTGGGTACCTGGAGCAGTTGAAGAAGTTTTTTGAAGGTAGTGCCCCAGTTGGGTCTTTTGCAAATAAATGGAGTGTTTCGGGTTTAAAGTAAAAATTAATTGAACTTTACATAACTTTATGTATCACACTTATAGTACTTTTAAAAAAATTAAACAAAAACTCAGGAATAAATAAAGAGGACAACATGAAATTTACAAAAAGAGAAACGTGGGAAAGATGGGTCAGTGACTTACCTATCCCTGAGCGTTGGACGAACATTAGTTATCGCTATGATGAACTACCAAGCTTTAAGACCCCTACAGGTTATCAAGTCTGGATCAGTAGTCCGAACCCTAGAACAAGACGAATGAACGCATCAGGTTTGCTAAAAAGCGACCCCACTCCTGCTCGGTTTGCGGTAATGAATATAACCGAGTTAGACTGTGAAGTATTTGATGAGCCGACTTGCTTTTGCTCTGACAGTTTTGAAGAAGTATTAAACTATGTAAGTAACGAGGAGAAGTAACATGAGATTATTTATTGCAACCCCAAAGAAGGACCAACCGAAGGTCCGCGTTTTATCATTGTTCGATGGACTCAGCGGATCTTATATCGGATTAGAACGTGCAGGCTACACTATTGATAGTTACATTAGTTCTGAGATCGACCCCTACTGCATTCAAGTCAGCAAAAATAACTACCCAGATATCAAAAGAGTCGGAGACATTACCAACTGGAAGAGTTGGGATGTGGACTACAGTAAAATCGATTTAGTAATTGGCGGGTTCCCCTGTCAGAGCTGGTCGGTTTCCGGACGCGGTCTAGGCGATAAAGACCCCCGCGGTATGCTCTTCTGGACAATGTTAGATGTAATGAAGAAAGTAATGGAGGCTAATCCGAGAGCCCACTACTTGATGGAAAACGTCAAGATGAAACGCGAGTTCGAGCAGTACATCACTCATCATACCAAACAAGCCCTACCCAACGTAAATAAATATCTTATCAATGCATCTTTATTCTCGGCTCAGAACCGTCAGCGAAACTATTGGACGAACATCGAGGCAGACACAAGTCAGATAAAAGATAAGGGTATTGTGTTAAAAGATATATTAGAGCCTTGTCCAGAATCTTTTTACAATGCAGGAAAGAAACTACTTAAAAACTACAACGGCGGAGATCAGTTAAACCCCAATTATAAATCTCAGGCCAATACAATTCACGATGTGAATAAAAAAGCGCCAACTATATGTGCAGGCACTCATGGTTACGCATTAGGTTATGTTGATCGTGATAAGTCCTACTGCTTAGACGCTAATTATTTTAAAGGCGGGAATCTTAAAATGTACTTTGAGAAACACCGCAGACAATTAGTCTTTAGCAGTGATGGACTATGTCATGTCGGAGAGGCAGATCTTAATGGGCATGATCTACTAAAGCGTGTTTATCATCCAGAAGGCAAAGCCCCAACCATGAACACTATGGGCGGTGGTAATCGCGAACCTAAAGTGATTACATCAGAAACTACATACAGGAAACTGACACCTAAAGAATGCTCGCGCCTTCAGACCATCCCAGACTCATACTGTGATGGCGTATCAAATACGCAAAAATATAAAATGTTAGGCAACTCTTTCTGTGTGGACGTGGTTGCATGGCTGTTTGAAAACTTAAAAAACCAAGAGGAGAAGTAAAATGAAAACAACATATACGGCTCAAGTTAATGCCCATCATAATATTATAGTCTGCGGAGATCAGCACCCAAGAAACTCATATACGATATTCTATAAGGGCAGTTATGCTGATTGTTTAGCGTTGAAATCTGATCAGAAGCTGACGCAAAACGATATCGCTTTTCTTAAATCTAAAGTCTACTGATGATCGGGCGTGGTGGCCCATGAAAGCCCCATTAGGGGCTATAGATAACCGAGGAGTAATAACATGGATTTATTATCTAGCAACGAAATAGGGGTAGCTTTAACGCTACTAGTAGCAATCTTATTTATTTTAACAGTTGAGGAGAAGTAACATGAGTAATCAAATAGACCAAGCCATAGATAGATTAGAGAGCGTTGACGAAGCCTTTGCGAAGATATACGAACGTCTAGAAGCACTACAAAAACGGCTAGAGATGCCACTAGAACCACCAACTAAAACTGAGGAGTAACACATGATAAACAAAAATTTAAACCCGCCAGAAACTGATGAAAGATTTGACTCATTTTATGATAGTAATATTGATGAAGCGGAGGGTCGAACACTAGAACATCTTCTAGAGAATGACAACAGCGATCTTATTACAATGGAGCAACTGCCCGGAAGCAAAGACGTAGATAAAATGTTTAAGACTATTGTTATCGGGTTAGCCGGACATAGTCAATTTAAGGTAGACCACGATAAACTGCTAAAAAGTCTGGGTGAAATATGGTGGTTACATATCAAAGAAATAATAGATTCAGATACCTTTAACGAACAAGCTAATGAAACGGTTATTGATATGTACAGGGAGGGCGAATACTAATGCCGAAACCTTGGATGCAACGCCATAAAAAACGCCATAAAAAATCTAAAGAGGCGGAACTTTTAAAAAGAAAAGGCGAGCGAGAGGGGAATAAAGACCTCCTCTTTCGCGCTCAACGTCTTACACATAGTTTAAATAGAAAATAAATGAGGATGTTATTATGAGTTATGAACAGTTAGAATTAAATTTGGAACCACTTTCAGTGCAGCTTGAATTAGACTTACAGCCCCCGAAAGAAACAAAGGAGAATAACATGGCTAAAGAATATAGAGTATTTATTGTGCAAACGATGAAGCCCTTTACAGTCGAGGCTGATTCAGAACGAGAAGCAGAAAAGTATGCGGAAGAACACTGTGCATGGGAGCCTCAGTCTACTAATTTTTTAGCTTCACAAGTATATTATGGGGATAAAAGGAGTAAGACCGATGAAGAAGGTAGTTAAAAATAAAGAAGATAATGTTGTTTTTCTTAGACCAGAGTTAGAACTTAAAAAATTTGTTGGTGCGATGGTGCAGTATTCAGCACCAATTATTGTTGAGGCTTATTCAGAAGAGGAAGCTGAGCAACTTATTATTGATCGAGAAACAGAACTTGAAGTATCTGAGATTGATGTCATAGTAACTAAGTTACATTAAAAGTTTGAGCGGAGAACGCAAATGGACAATACACCGATAAAAAAATATGAACCGAGAGATGCAAAGCTGAGTAATATTTTAATTAATACTGCGCGATATGAAAACGCACAAGGATTTGTAAAACTCTTCTATAGATTAATTAATTGGCGACAGATCCGAGCAGCAAAAGATCTAAAGATAAACTAAAGGAGTAAAAAGGTGGGAAGACGCAACGATAATCGGACTGTCTGGAGAATGAATCTGCCCATGTTGATGGTTGAATACCCTTATGCGCCGCATCTTTGTTGGAGCGCATCTAAAACAGTAGATCTCTGGATGATTAAGTTATATGGTATTCCAACACAACCACCACGAAAGAAAAGACAACAAGGAAAATAATCGTGACCCCGGAGAAAAAGGTTAAGGTAAAGATCTGTAAGATCCTGGATAAGATGCCTGGGGCTTACAGATTTTATGCATCCACAGGTGGGTATGGTTCGTCTGGAATCCCAGACATCATCGCCTGCTATCAGGGTAGGTTTATTGGCATTGAGGCAAAAGCGAATGGTGGTAAGCCCACGGCCCTTCAATTAAAAAATCTTAATGACATTGAGCGCTGTGGTGGTCAAGCATTAGTGATTGACGAACGTAATATCAATGAGTTAGAGTTACTAATTAGTAAATTTAAATAGAGGATAAATAGTATGCAACAGCATCTTAAAAGGTTTAATAGAGAATATGCACCCCAAGTTTCTGCCATTATTAGAATGGTATCTAAACAAGTCCCAGTGAACTCGCCAGAGGCAGACCTCATGTTTGCTGTTTTTGCAACTGCCGCTAGAGATCTAGTGACATCACAGTATAGCGCCTATGAGAAGGTATCTGCACTAAGCGCGAAAAAATATCTGAACTCAAATATGGGACACCTAACAATTATTGGCATCGACCCGGACTGGGTGAGGGGTCTTTTTAAAAAAGCTAACGTAGAATTTTTATTGAGAGGAAAATGATGAAACAGATCTCAGATGATATTTCTCACCCTAGTCACTACACGGCTGGAAAAGTTGAGTGTATTGATGCAATTGAATCTGCTACGCAGGGGTTATGTGGTGTAACTTCAGTGTGTGTAGGCCAAGTAATTAAGTATGTTTGGAGATATTCTCACAAGGGAACTCCAGAGAAAGACCTAGCGAAAGCAGATTTTTATCTTCAAAAACTACGCGGGATAATAGCTGAACAGAACACAAAACCTATAGAACAAACTAAAACCGCTAATTTTATTAAAGAAGAGAAAGATTTAATTGCTGAACTTTCAAACGAAGAAGCCGCTGATTTGCTTATGCGTAGGTTTTGCCCGACTGGAAGCTGTGATGACTGATGAAATAGATCGAGCCAACGATCAGATTCAGAAATATTCTGAGGCTAGAATCAAAGAGATAAGAAGTAAGGCAATCATACCTGAAAACCTCACAGGGAAGTGTCTCTGGTGTAGAGAGCCTGTCCCGGATAAAAGGCGGTGGTGCGATGCAGACTGTCGTGATGAGATGGAAAATAAAAACTAAGTTAAAGTCGAGGATGCGACATGGAACAATTAGTCACGCTTGATTTCGAGACATACTATAGTAGCACCTATGGTCTAACGAAACAGACCACTGAAGAATACATACGTCACCCTGAGTTTCAGGTCATTGGTGTAGCTGTCAAAATTAATGATGAGCAGATAAACTTTCATACCGGAACACATCAAGAGATTCAAGCTGCACTAGATAACATTGATTGGCGAGTGTCCGGTCTTGTGTGTCATAACACTTTATTTGACGGCGCAATCCTTGCGTGGATCTTTAAAATAGTCCCTGCCTTTTACTTTGATACACTTTCTATTGCTCGCGCTTTACATGGGACTAATGCGGGTGGGTCTCTTAAAGCATTAGCAGAGCGCTATCATCTCGGTAAGAAAGGCACGGAAGTTTTGGATGCAAAAGGTAAACGCCTTGAAGACTTCACGCCTAACGAACTGTCAGCCTATGGGTCCTACTGTATAAATGATGTGCAGATAACTTTTGATTTGTTTGGAATTATTGCCCCTAAGTTTCCTGAGAACGAACTATATCTAATAGATATCACGCTAAGAATGTTTATCGAGCCACAGTTAAAGGTAGACGATGCACTATTAATTGAGCGGCTACAGGAAGTCCGAGATGAAAAAGCCCTGATGCTTGAAGGTCTGATGGCTCGCTTAGAATGTGATACTAATGAAGCAGTGAGAAAGAAATTAGCATCTAATAAACAATTCGCGGAGCTGCTGGAGGAACTTGGTGTTTCCTGTCCTATGAAAGAAAGTCCTACCACGGGTAAACAAGCACCAGCTCTAGCTAAAACAGATGAAGGGTTTATTGCCTTACAACAGCACGATGATCCACTGATTCAAGAACTATGCGCTGTGCGTCTGGGTACTAAGTCAACGATTGAAGAGTCTAGGATTGAAAGATTTATAGATATAGGCTCAAGAAATAAAGGATTCTTACCCATTCCTCTCCGTTATTATGGGGCGCATACAGGTCGGTGGGCCGGGTCAGAAAAAGTTAACTTCCAAAACCTACCATCAAGAGACGCTAAAAAGAAAGCCCTAAAGAAATCTATCGTACCTCCTGACGGACAGATTGTTATTAACTGCGACTCATCTCAGATCGAGGCTCGTGTACTGGTTTGGTTAGCGGGGCAAGAAGATGTTACTGCATGGTTTGCAGAAGGACGAGATGCATACTGCGAATTTGCGAGCAAAGTCTACGGCAGGACAATTACTAAGGCAGATCCGATAGAAAGGTTTGTTGGTAAGACTTGTACCCTGGGCCTAGGCTTTGGGACTGGCTGGAGAAAGCTGCAACATACATTAAAAACATCGCCACCCGGTCAAGCGTTATCTGATGACGAATGTAAACGCCTAGTAAAAGTCTACCGCGAACTAAATTATAAAGTTATTAACTTTTGGGAAGCGTGTGATCGTGCGCTAGAACATATGGCTAATTGGCCTGAAGGACTAGAGCCGTACTATCTGGGCGAGCACCGGTGCGTCATAGTAGACCCTCATGGGATCAAGCTACCAAATGGCCTATACATTTATTACCCTGATTTACATTATGATACGTCCGAAGATAGAGGGGGGTACGTCTATAAGTCTAGGCGGGGAAAAATTAATATCTGGGGTGGTGCAATGACTGAGAACATCGTACAAGCTTTAGCTAGAATTGTTATTGGCGATCAGATGATTGAGATAAACGAGAAGTATAGGCCCGCATTGACAGTACATGATGCGATAATTTGTCTAGCGTCAGAGCATGAGAAAGAAGAAGCGATGGACTTTGTATTAGATGTGATGGGTAAACCGCCTGAATGGGCAACAGGATTACCAATTGCTTGTGAGGGTGATTATGCAGATAACTATGGAGATTGCTAATGCACCACTTTAAACATAATTTAAACATTGATACTAATACGATTGCAGAGAAGATATTATCTTTAAGACCAATATGGGAAAGTAGATCTAATGACTTTCCTTTTTATACGTTAGGCAAGTCGGCTTATCTGGACAGTAACACGACAGAGTATTATGAAGAAAGTGTTTGGATGAATGAACTTCTTTATAGAAACTTCTCTGGACTGTATGAGACAGTGTTAGAGTGTTTATCTGTTGAGTTAGGAAAGGAGGTTAGTTTGACTCAGGATTTAGCACTACCGGGATTTCATATATTTCCTACTGATGAAAAGTTTATTGGTATGGCAGGAAAGTGGCACACTGATTACCCACATAAAACTTTAGGACTAGGGGATATAGGCGCGTCTGCTTTCACTGTAGCTATTGAACTACCTAGTTGTGGTGGAGGTATGGACTATATAGATACGAGAGGAAACATTGTACACTTACCCTATAAAGAGAAAGACCTAGTATTACACTCAGGATTAACTCCCCATAGAATTGCAGGGCTAGAAAAATTCTCTCCTTGCGAATATAGAATAACTCTACAGGGACACTTAGTTAAAAGTAATAACAAGATGGAAGTTTTCTGGTAATGGCTGATTTTACATGGAGTTATTCTGCACTAAAACAATATGAAAACTGTCCTCGACAGTACAACGAGATACGCGTACTAAAGAATTATATTGTTAAAGAAAACGAAGCTATGCGTTACGGTACTGAAGTGCATAAGGCGCTTGAAGATTACGTTGGTGAAGGAAAGCCTTTAGCTAAAAACTATCAACGCTTTAAATCGATGGTCGATCCACTAGTTGATATTCCTGGTATTAAATATCCAGAGCATGAAATGGCGCTGACTTATGATAAACTACCATGTGACTTTGGCTCTGAGCATCGGTGGGTACGAGGTATATGTGATCTCTTGATTGTTGATAATAATTACGCCTTTGTGGTGGATTACAAAACAGGTAATAACAAATACCCGGACCCTAAGCAGTTGCGGTTGATGGCGCTAATGGTGTTTACCCACTTTCCAACGGTAAATAAGATTAAAGGGGGTCTGTTATTTGTTTTAAAGAATAGCTTTCTAACTGAAGAGTATCACCGCAAGGACATGGACAAGTCCTGGGGAATGTTTGAAAGGTCTCTTAAACGATTAGAGAATAGTTATGATGAGGACCAGTGGCAGCCTAACCCTACACCCCTGTGCGGGTGGTGTTCGGTAGATAGCTGTGAGTTTTATAAACCCCGCGTACCATTTAATCCGTTTGTTTAAAAGGACATAGTTATGCCAAGAGATTATAAAAAAGAATATCAACAACGAAAAAAGAGAAATGAACACGGAAATCGGATGGAGCGTCAACGCGCTCGCCGTAAAATGGATAAAGAACTTCCCGATAAAAATGGTAATGGTAAGGCGGATAAACGAGAAGGAAAAGATATTGCTCATAGAAGAGCTTTGTCTAAAGGCGGTCGAAATGCTGATGGTATTAAATTACAAAGCCGTGCAAAGAATAGATCTTTCAAAAGAAGCTCTAGCTCAAAGTTAGTATCAGAAACAAGTACACGCGAAAGAAAAAAGACAGCTAAGAAAAAATAAAGTAAAAGTAAGTTTGACACTAATAAAAATTAAGAAGATACTCGTAAACAGTTGATTAAGTATAAAAGTTAAGGATAGTAATGAAAGTGATTGAGGATAGCGCCGTCTTATTGGCCGTGCCGGAGCATCTGACTCCGTATATTACAGAACATATCAAACAAAGCGAGGTTGTTAGCACTCGTGATGGTTTATCAGAACTCCTAGTTTATTGGGGCATTAATGAAATGCTCACACTCAATAAGCTTATTAAATTCAAAGAAAACTTACCTTCGCCTATGGCTAGAGATTACTCGTGGCCCGGTATGTTTGAGCCCTTCGATCATCAAAGAGTTACGGCAGAATTTCTTTCTATTAACCATCGCGCCTTTTGTTTTAATGAAGCAGGCACAGGGAAAACTTCCTCTGTGTTATGGGCCGCCGACTACCTAATGAACCTTGGATTAATTAAAAAAGTATTAATTATCTGCCCACTTTCGATCATGTACTCTGCATGGCAGGGGGATGTATTTAATACCTGTATGCATAGAACGTCTCAAGTCTGTCACGGCTCTGCTGATAAACGTAAGAAGATTATTCAAGGCGACTGGGATTTTACTATTATTAATTATGATGGTGTTGGTATTGTTAAAGAGGACATTATGTCGGCGGGTTATGACTTAATTGTAGTGGATGAATGTAATGCATATAAGACACACACCACTGCTCGATGGAAGGCGCTGTTTAAAATCTTAGGTGGTAAAGAAAAGAACGAAGATATGAAACTGTGGATGATGACGGGTACGCCCGCAAGTCAAAGTCCTGTGGATGCATTTGGTTTAGCCAAGTTGGTCTGCCCTAACAACGTCCCAAGATTATCTGCAGCGTGGAAAGAAAAAACAATGCATCAGATCTCTCGCTTCAAATGGATACCTAAACCTAATTCTAAAGACGATGTATTTAAAGCACTGCAACCTGCGATTCGTTTTGCTAAAGATCAATGCTTAGATCTCCCAGAGGTTATGTACCAGACGAGAGTTATTCCAATGACAACCCAAGCAGAGAAATATTATAAGCAGCTTAAAAAAGAAATGCTTATAAACGCGGGGGAAGAAATAGTTACTGCTGTTAACGCGGCGGCAGGGATGAATAAGCTACTACAGATCTCAGGAGGAGCCGTTTATACCGATAATCGAGAAACAATACAATTTGATATTAAGCCGAGATTAAATGCTCTTATGGAGGTACTGAACGAAACAGATCATAAGGTCTTAATCTTTGTTCCATATCGTCACACTATAGAATTTATCTCTGAATACTTAGAAAAAAGTGGCGTATCAAACGAGGTAATAAATGGTGCTGTATCTGCAAGTAAAAGAGCTAGTATTATTTCACAGTTTCAATTATCAGAAGATCCTAGAATTTTAGTTATACAGCCACAGGCGGCAAGCCACGGAGTAACGCTGACTGCCGCAGATACTGTAGTGTTCTGGGGGCCTGTTATGTCTGTTGAAGTTTATCTGCAATGTATTGCGCGTATAGACCGCGTAGGTCAGAAAAACAAAATGACAGTCGTTCACTTACAGGGATCTGATGTTGAAAAAAGAATGTATGCGATGCTTCAAGGAAAAGTTGATGCACATACTAAGTTAGTTGATTTATATAGAGAGGAGTTATCGTTATGAGTGATGTAGAACAAGTTGAATCTAGAATACCGTTGGATGAATTAGTTAGTACTTATTTAAAGATTCGAAATAAAAAGGACGCTCTTTATCAAGAGTTCCAGAAAACCGACCGTGAATTAAAAGCTGACCTTTCTCAGATAGAACAAGTGATGCTAGGTTCACTTAATGAAGTCAGTGCTGACAGTATTAAAACTTCTGGAGGCACGATTATAAAAACCCTTAAAGAGAATTTTGTATGCTCGGACTGGAGTAATTTCAAAGACTTTGTTCTTGAGAACGAAGCTGTGGAGTTGTTACAACAGCGTATACATCAAGCGAACTTTAAAGAGTTTTTATCTAGTAGAAGCGATGATGGATTACCTCCTGGTATCAGTACCATGAGAGAGTTTAATATCGTTGTAAGAAAACCAACCAGTAAATAAGGAGTATTAAAATGGCACAAGCCAATACATTTACAACCCCGAAAGGGATAGCACAATACCCTTGGTTATCTAAACCCGATACCAAGTTTTCTGAGGAAGGGGATTACAAGGTTAATCTTATACTCCCTGAAAAAGAAGCAGGACCATTAGTTGAGCAAATCAACGCGGCCTTCGCTGAAAATATGCAAGCAGAGATGAAGAAGCAGAATAAGAAAGAACTTAAAACTGCTAATCCACCTTATGCTCAAGAGTTAGGCGAAGATGGTAGTCCTACCGGGAATGTTATCTTTAAGTTTAAATCTAAGGCTGCTTATAAGCCTGCAATTTTTGATGCTAAAGGTAAGCCCATGA